AGAGAACCACCGTTATCTTTTACGGCTCCTTGATCCCCATCAGTAAGGATGTAGAGGCCATCTGCGTTAGTGTAAGACATTTAGTATCTCCTTATACTGTAGGTGTCGTGACAACACGAACCATGTTTTCAGGACGGTACAACTTAACACCATAACGAGCAGTAGTTACAAACTCGTGACGTTGGAAGTCTTTGTTAAACTCATAGTCTACCTCAGGCTGCTGACGCCATGCACCCACGAATGGATTCACAGTAGCATTAGCTGAGAAGAACAAGTTAACTTTACCGTTTGTTGTGCTGAAGTCGTTAGTGGTTGAATTGTCACGTTCCTTCAGAGCATTATCTGTAGCATCTGCCAGATAGTTAGATGTATAGACATCAAAACCATAGACGTTAGCTACAAAACGCATACCAGTGGCGATACCTGAGCTTACAATACCCTCAAACTTAGGGTTATTGGTAACTGCAGAAAGGTTAGACAAGGTATTAATTGTAAACTCAACGGATGGGTCAACAATAGCAACCATTGCTTGATCAGGCACATTAGCCATTTTCAGTTTCATACGGGCATAAGCAAAGTCTTCGACTTCGATTACCGCCTGAGAAACGGTGGATTCCTCCATCAACCAAGGACTGATCATTAGCAGACAAACCTGCTTCAGGTGCAGCCATAGTGGTTGTTTCAAAGTGAGCCATGATAGCACGATCTTGTTCAGGAACAAAACGGCTCATCAGTTCTGCTGCGTAGAAGGTATCCTGTTCAGCTTTCTTAGTCATATATGTAGCTGATGACAAGTAGTTATCAACTGTGAAAGTGAACTCACCTGTGTCAAGTGGACGATATTCAACTGACGCATCTTCAACGTAGTTGTCTACCTGTGCTTGACCAATTGATGGAATGTGAAAAGTGTTCCCATCTGGGAAACCTTCAAGCATACGGACATACCGTTGTGCTTGCATTTCATCACGTAAAATCTCCTTAAGTTCCGTAGACCAGACTTCGGTACGGGTAAGGAGAGTAGAATTGGCTGTATTCATACCAGACATTTTCTTTTCCTTTTATATTCCAAACCTACTACCCAAACGACTTTTATCTTCCATTAGCTGTCGTTGTACTTTGGGTGTGTAGTAGAGGTTACGATTTTCCCGACGAAGTTTTTGGTAGTAAGACCAATCACGTTCTGTCGAGGCTTGCATGTTGACACCTTCTGTGCGAACTGAACCTTGAACCATAGGTTTAAAGTCCTTCTTTTCTTCGCCAAGGAGACTAAAGAAAGCCGTGGGTGATTCAGCAGCAATCTCCTGCATACGTTGGAGACTAATACCTAACTCCTTTGACTTCTCTTGGATTTTAGCATTAGCTTCTGTGCCGTAGCTTTTTTCCAATTCTCCGTTAACAAGATCAAGATTTTGTTTAACAATAGTTTCTTTATCTCGTTCAGTTAGTGTCTGTTCAACAAGGCTCTTCAGGTCTTCCTCACTCAGAGCAGGGTTGGTGTTCCCTTCTGAAGTGCCACCAGTATTATTATTGGGCATTGCAGTATTCGCAGTGGTGGGTTCTGCGGCCTTATTTTGCAATTGGTCCAGAAGATTCTTAGCATAATCCTGTTTACTCAGGTCTTCCCTCATTTGTGAGAGTTGTCCTTCAAGTTCTTTTATATAGGTATCAGCCTCTAGTTTCCCTTTAGCTAGTACCTCAGGATTTTTCCAATTATCTCCCTTGGCCTCGACGAGCTTGGCTACAAAAGAATCCTGTGGTGGGGTACTCTCAGTAGTTTGTTGCTCTGGCTGAGTAGTGTCCGTGGTTTGACTACTCTCAGTAAACACATCCATGTTTTATTCCTTATCTAAGTTAATAATCTCAAGCACTTGGTTTAGTGCTCTATTATAGCCGATACGATCAGCTTGTTTGTACGCCCATGATGGGCTATCGTAATCAGCCTGAGTGACTGATTCCTTGAGCATAGGCTCAAGTATTGCTTTAAGACGTTCAAGGCTCTCACGGTTTGATAAGACTATCTGGCGTACACCAAACTTATCCTCTTTTGTCTTGCATTCTTTAAACCAAACAGATTTCATTATTTTTTCATTGATTTCTTTTTAGCAGGTTTCTTTTTCTTGTCCATTGGTTTTTTAGTTTTATTATCGTAAGATTTAACTTTACCCTTCATATATGGCATTTTAACCTCCCATTAGACTGTTAAGAATAGCCTTACCTTTTGCTCTTTTCTTTTGTATAGCTTTTGAATGAGGGGCATTATCCCTAGTCATTTTATTATCAATAGCTCTCTTAGATAAAGCTCTTGTTCTTTTAGCTTTAATTGCTACTTTATAAGGACGTTTTTTAGGTCTTGGACTAGTTTGCATTTTAAATTCCCATCTCTTGGGCAACCATTAGTTGCTCTTGGTTAATAGCTTCTGCTTCTTGCATTTGCTGTTGTGTTTCTAGTTGTTCAGATACAGAAATATTTTCTGAGAACAACTCTGGTTCACCTAACTCTTCAGACAAGATACGAGCAAACTCTTTACCCGACAAGTGAGCAGACACGGTAGGATCAGACAACTTGATCTGATAAAGTTGAGTAAGATTCTGAATACGACGAGCACGTTCAGCAAAGTGACGAGCACCAACAGGAACAATCTTACCCTTAGCTGTAATGTCATCCTTCGTGATAGTCTGGAACAACACAGCACCTGTGGCATCATCCAGTACACGAATTGTATCTGACATATTCATATAACGACGAGATACCTCAAGCATGGCATTAAGGATTGGCTCAAGAAACACACGTTCAAAATGAGCTGTCTTGTGTTCAAAGATACGAGAGGAGGCATTCTGTAAAGTTTGTACTTCAAAGGCTGTCTTCTCCCCTGCAGTACGTATACCCATAGCCTGACGGGGTGCACCTGCCATTTCTTCCATCTTGTCTTCTAGCACTCTAATTTGCAGGTCTGCTTGCAATGCTGTTGCATCAGGGGCTAAGTAACCTACGTCACCTTCCTCACCTAAGTAAATACGAGAAGCAGGTTCAAAATCAAAGTCTTCTACATCCCCACGGATTTTTAGGATTGGATAAGCAATTTGATCAAACACATCTGACTTTAAGTTTTCTAGATGATCAATACGATACTGCATACCGACCAAGTTATCTAGTGGACCCATTGCGTAAAGGTTATCTGGTCTTGGCCTCCACCCTGCGTGGAAGATAGGAGCACTTCCTAACCAACTTGGGTTGTCTTCATTAGCTAGGACATAAGCACGATCAGCTACTGTGATAATACGGTTCTTATACAAAACACCATTTTCAGTGTCGTAGTAATCCCCATAGAATGTCAGAATTTCTACATAGTCAGACTCGTAGTACTGCTGTATAGATGTAAAGCCATCAGCAATGTAACCATCAGCTTTATCAAACATTGAGTCAGAACCACGTACAGCAGCCCTAGCACCCATCATTTTATCAAAGACACCTTCCATATACTTCTTGGAAGGGTCACTATCAATCATTCCTCGAATTTCTCCTAGTGTCTTAATAGACTTAATTATTTTAGGTGAGTTAGCAAAGCTTGGGGCAGTAGGATTAAAACAAATATCATAAGGTGAAATACGAACCATCTTAGGTCCGACATAGTTTACAACTAAGTTACCTTCTTCTTTTACTTGATAGTTATCTTCCCACACCACAGTAGCAAAGCAATTGCCATACTGAATGTAGTCATATAATAAATCACTGGAAATATTTACGAAGTCAGACTGACGAACCTTGTTGTCCATATATGCTTGAATAACAGATCGTTTAGCTTTAGTATTAGCATCTTTAGTCTCAGCTTCAAAACGCATCCACTTAGACTGTGGAAACAAAGTAGCAAAGTAGTTAGCATGGAGATTGTCCATGATTTGTGTAAGTTTAGGAGTAGTGGTGCTGTTAGACCAAGGCAACATAGCATTCTTTGTTGTCTTAGTGTCTGTAGCATATAGGTAGTTACGTAACTCTTTCCACTCTTCTACCTTTTGCTCACGAAGGTTAGACCACTCACGCCACCGATTAGCCACCTCTACAGCCATAGAATCTGGACCTAGCAAGTACTCTAGTTCTATTGTTTCACCTGCCATTAAGAGGCTCCTCTAAATCTATTATTAGCCCAAACGATATTACTGTTCTTATCTCTGCGAATACTCTTAAAAGGCTTAACAGCAATGTCAATAGCAGAAGCAAGAGCATCTTTAATATCGTCGTGTGGTGGGTTCCTTGACTGTAGTTCTTCTTCTAGGGTCTGTGTGTTACCGCCACGATAGTGCCAAATTTGCATATTATCATAACGAGGTTCAAGTGTAGCAGCTATACGTTCTTCTTTGTTACCTTGGTGTTTGTTGGGTCTATACTCATCAATGCTAATAGCTAACCCATGCTGCTTAACAAGTTCTTTTAGTTGTTTAACGATAGCTTGTTGTGCTACTGTAACCTCTGCTCTCATTTTACGGAAAGACCATTTGGTTGACAATTGAAGAATATGTTCAAAGTATTCTGTAATACGGTCTGTACGGAAACGGTCAATATCTAATACATAGACATTGTTATCTGAGTCAACCCCTACAATTACAATAGCTGTGTAGTCAGCCTTCTTTGACAAACTAAAAGCAAAGTCAACAGCAGCAAATACGTTTAACTTAGCATCCTTATAAAACCAGAATCCATTTTCTTGTTTTAAATGTTTACGTTCGTAATACTGAAACCTGCTGCTTTCTATAGGTATGTTGTCAGGATCAGTTGGATCGTTGTAGTACTGTGCTCTAAATTGTCCTTTGTCGAGGTACTGTCCTCGTTTCTTAGCTAAAATCTTTATGTCGAACCCGAACCACTTACCATCTTTACGTTGTTGACGAGGCCACAAAAACTCACCTGTGCCATCACCTTGATCTTCTACAGGTTTCTCAAAGATTTCATATATGTTTTCTTCTCCGATCTTTTCTCCTTGATCATCGAAAATTTCTTCTGTCATCTGAAGCAAATCATTATACAAGTCAGACGGATGATACCTAGTACCTACGACCCACTCTTTAGCTTCAGCACCTTCAATAGACGAGAGAAGAGAGTATTGGCTTTTGACTTTATTACGTCCTTCACCCGTGTAAGCATTTTCATACACCACGACATCATCCAAGACAGCAATGTCACAATGCATTCCTGTAAGTGACGTAGTAAGGCCACCAGTGAAGATCGAAGGGTCT